GGGACCGCCGCCAGCGGCTTGCTGCATCATGGCTTGCTGCTGTGCCATGCGTGCTTCGAGTTCTTCCGAGGATGGGACGATGGTGCTACCGTCCATGCCGAGGTCTTCCGACAGCTCGCGCAGGATTTCGGCACGGCCTGTCTCGCCGATAATCTGCATATCGACCGGGTTCATGGTCATTTGCAGGAACTCCAATCGCCGCATCCTCTCAGCATCCTTGGCCATAGCGATGTTCACGCCGCGAACGACGATTTTCTCATCCCCGGCTAGTAGACCTGTCGTGTCTGTCAGCATGAGCATGAGGTATAGGTCTTGCAGCAGGGGTTCCATCACGTCGCGGTCGATGGAGGCCGCTACGGACTGCAAAACCTTCGAGGCGTTGCCCATGAGCATACTCAACCCCGACGCGGTGCTCGCGGCACCACCCACCTTCTCGGAACCCGTCAGATATCTGGGAATGCCCGACGTCTCGTCAGCAATGTTCTGCATGGCACCGTAGACGCTCAGCAACTCGTTGGCGTTCGAGCTGGGCTGGAAAAAGTCCACGGGCTTCTCGGAGCTGGATACCGCCAGCGGGTCGTTCATCACGCGCCAGCGTTTCCACGGATACAGCTTGTCGTCGCAGGTCGGCGAGAGGCGGTCTTCGTTGACCACGACCTGCGGCCCCGAGGCGATGGAGAGGTTGTTGACCAGCGAGCGCAGGCAGGCGTTGGCGACCTCTTGCACGTCGCCGATGATGTCCGGCAGGCCGCTGCCGTACAGCGAGCCGGGGACTTTCTCGAAACTGGAGATGTAGTACGGGTGGCGCTTGCGGGGGTTCGGGTTGATCTGGGCCTTGATGACGAACTCGCCAACCACCCACACGGATACGGAGTAGTTCAGCGCGGCGTCGGGGACTTCCGACTCGTCCAGCCCGAAGTCTAGGAGGAGTTGTCCCGGCGCGGTACCGTGGAATTCCAGCCCGTCGATGATCCCCTGCTGGTTTCGGGCCGGGTCTTCTCGCTTCTCCATGTCCGCCCGTTCGGCGTCTGTCGGATCGAGATTTTCGTGGTGTCCCGATTGGTACAGGTCGAGGGCGGCGTGAATCTGCTCGTCGTTGAACCCCGGTACGCCCAGCAGGGACTGCAACTCGGGACGGGTGTAGCGGATACGCTCAATGACCTCCGCTTCGTCGATGAACCCGACCCCCGGCGAGAAGAACAGGTCAAAAGGTGACACCCTGTACCAGTGCATTTTCGGCACTTCGGCGGTCTGGGGGGTGCCATCCACCCACTTCACCTCGACAGAGTTCTGCACCACCGGCCCCTTGATGCAGGCGTAGGGGAAAATCGGCAGGTCGGTGAGAAAGTCTATGAACGCGGTGGTGAAGCCGCCTTCGATGAGGATGTCGTGGAGTTTCTTCTCGGCGCGGGATGCGTGCTGCTCGGCCTGTTTGAACGCGGCCTTGAACGCCGCGTCGAATAACTGCTGCCTTCGTGCCTCGACCGTCTCGGGGTCCACGGGGATGCCACGCTGCTGCATCTCCATCGCTTCCATGACCACGAGTTCGTCAACTTGCGACTGGATGTCCTGAGGAAGTTCAGGGACAGGTGTCGGCGACACCTCCCAGCTTTTCTGCGTACCGAGGAAGATGTCCCGCAGCAGGGCGGTCGCGCCCCGGCACTTGATCGACGTCAGGCGGGCGAAGACTTCACTGCCACCGAACGACCGTATTTCGTTGAGCTTCTTCGAGCCGTACTGCCCCTTGTACGTCCGCATGGCGAACAGGAAGCGGTCGTTGAGGCTTTCAGAAGAGCGGTGGTTGCGGAACTGCTGGAACTTGGTGCGGACGTGCGCGGCGAGGTTCGAATGTGCCAGCGAGGGCTGCTCGTCAGAAGTCGCGGCTTCCTCGGCTTCAAGCCGCGCCGTGACCTCTTCCGGCGACTCCAACTGGATAACAGACATGCAACCTCCCCCTATGGTTGTGAGGAGTGTCGTATGTCCTTGATATTATGTCAAGACGCAAAAAAGCCGCCTGCGGGGTATGGGGTGCCCCGCAGGCTAGGAGAAAGGACTGATGATACACCATGTCTTGGCGGCAACCGAGAAGCCACCCTGACGGGGAGAATATGGCACGGGAGAGGGGCTATGTCCACCCTGCGGCGGAGACGGTCTCTGCCGGGCGCTGCTTCTGCCCCATGGCGCTCATCACCCGGCCACGCAAGTTCGACGCCGTGCCGAGACACAGGTACTGGAGCGCATCCGCCAAGTCCGCCCACGGCCGCGCCTTGTCGGGCCTGTCCTCCATCTCCCCGGTTTTCTTTATGCGGAACCGATACTTCGACTGCATCGCCTGTATCAGCATGGGACAATTCTCCGCATCGAACAGCATCCCGGCCTCGCCCTGCCGCGACTTCAGCAGCCACTGCTCCACCGCCCGCAGACGCGGGTCGATGGCGTTCGTCTGGGCGGGTATCGCCGCGAACCCCAACCGTCTCAGCGCGTCAAACACGCTCTCCTCACCGATCTGGCTACGCGAAATCCCCGACGGGTCGCCCACGACGTAGCTCGGAATCCCCGCAAACCGAGGCGAATACAGCAGCGGCTTGACGTACTCCTCCACGAACTTTTCCACCCCGCAGTTCTCCGCATCGGTCTCGGCCAGTATCAACAGCCGCCCCTTGTTGTCGATCTGCCCGATGATCGCCGCCGGATGCCGCGCAAAGTCCATGCCGATAATCGCCGGATACCCCGGAATCGGGTTAAGTGGGTGTTTACTAACGTGAAAGTCCGTGCTGAAACTCGACCGGAACACCGCCTGCCCACTCAGCGACGGGGTGATCTGGTTGTGAATATACTGCTCGCACCACTCCTTGGTGTTGCTCTCTGCCATTTCCTCGTAATACCGTGATGGCAGGTTCTCGCGGTTCTCAGCGCCCGTCTCGAACGCCCCCGGCTGGACGAAATATATTGGCACGCGACGGATATCGGCCACAGCGTGAGTAGACGGCCTGCACAATCTCCAGCGGCAGTTCCCGGAATTCCGAGCACCATGCAAACGTCAGTTCCAGCGAGAGCAGGCGCTGCACGTTCTCGGGGGTGTCCAGTGGCAGCATCAGGACGTCGCACTCGACCCTCGTGCCATCGGGGAGTGGGAAACGGAGCTTCAGGGTGGCGTCGCTGACCTTGTACGTCGATATTGGCCGCAGCCACTCCTGCATGGTTATCAGGGCGGTATTTTTGAGCTGGCTGAGTGTATTCCTCACACATGCACACCGCGAGCGCCTGACCCCCTCGGAATCAGGTGGGTGATTCTTGGCACGGATGAGAATCTCCATGACCATCGCCACCGACTTGCCAGACCCCACTGGGCCTCTCACCATGCGAATCGGACTGCTGTCACGGTGGAATTGCGCCAGCACCGGCGGCGCGTTGTAGGTTTTGTTGTCAGACATGGGACTCCAGTGCCCTCGCTTGCCAGTACGTAATGCCGACCTGTTTTGCAACGTCAGGGCGTGACACCCCGCTACGAATTAACTCCAGAGCCTTTTCGTACCTGTCGCCCAACTGGTTTTTCAAACTGTCCCTTCGATTTTTCTGCTGGGTATGCCAATCAGCAAATACACAGTTCTCAGGGGAGTATGGCCCATCGTTGTCCACACGCTCAAGGCTAAGCCCCCGCTGCCACAGCGGTTTCGCCCATTCAAAAAAGGCTTCCCGAGAAGCCCGCCACTCACTGCAAACTTCAACCCCACGGCCGCCCCACTCCGGGTACTTCGAAGACTCAGGGTTGTAGCATCGCTGCATCATATTGACGTAGACCTGATACAGCGGGTGGTCTTTCATGCCGTGCTTTTTGTTGGCACGCCCGTTCGCCCGTGTCGCACAGGGTTTGCAGCGGTTGGGCTGCTCCTTGCGCTTATACGACGACAGGCCGATGGTGTGTTCCTGCCCACAGACTTCGCAGGTGAAGGTGATTTGCTTTCTCATTCCCGAATAATAGCATCATTCGGAATCAGTTTCTACAGTATCGGCGATGTCCGCGTCGATGGTCACCGACTTGGCCTCGTGACCCGGTGACGCGGGGATGTTGATCGTCAAGGCAAACCGTGGCCCGGACTCACCGCCTGAGCCGCTCGCACCGCGCGTCGGCCCAAGGTCTGCCACCGACAGAATCTGCTTGAAGGCATCCAAGCGGCTGGGCGCGGCGATGTCGTTGTCGTGGAACACCGCCCACAGCTCCAGCAAGCCGTCTTCCACCATCATCCCTGCCTTGGCGCGGATGCGGTCCTTGGTGCCGTCAGTGGAGTTCCACACCACCTTCGCCTCGGCGTACAACTGCCGGAACTGCGGGCTGGCGAGGATTGCCTTGGCCTGATCCTTCGAGTAGCCGAAGCGTTTGAACACGTCACCAGCGGGCATCAGGTTCGCTGCCAGCTCGTAGGCCAGCCGCGCCTGCACGTTGTCGGCGCGGACAGGGGTAGCGGGTGCCAGTGACTGGTTGGCCTCGTAAGGTGCCACGGGGGCGGATGTGGTCATACTTGTGCTCTCAGGTGGGCAATACTCGCGGTTGCAACCAACTTAGCAAG